GATGTATACTGATTGCAATTATCTGTTGGAAGTATTTTAACAAGTTGACCATTTTGAAAATAAGAAGTTACAATTGCCATATTTGCCTCCTTTAGTGGATTATACCTTACATAGCTTTTTCAATTTCATCGGCATCAGCTTTGGAAAAATCATTTTGCATAATATGCCGTATGGCATGCTGGTAAGCCAGCATTTGGCGTTCATAGTTTAACTTGGCATTGATAAAAATAGAAAAGCTGCCGTCAGAGTTAAAACTGATCTGTTCTTCTACAGAGGTATCCATATCCAGATAGTAAACACCAATCGCTTCAGATAGTAGTGGATTATTCAAAAGCATTCTCCTTTGTGTATTTGACAAATAAAATGGTTTGACCTATAATATACTTAACGAGAGAGCTGAAAGCTAGAGTACACCTAGCCGCCGGCAAGCATTAGCCTAAAAAATAGCGCCTTATCTTACCAGGACGAGGGCGCTATTTTTTGTGTGTAAAATAAGTAACGAGGGTTATCACAGCACAAAGCATAATCACAAACTGAAATAAATCAGAATATGTAACCATAAGCACCAGCCTCCTTCTGTATATCGTCCGGCGGCTGACATAATCGCCCCTTCAGCTCCCTGGGTAAGTATATTATTGTCAATGTGCATACAAATAATTAGCAAGGTTCGTCAGAACTACCTTTTTCCTGGTCTTTTAAATTCTTCATAAATTCTATATGTGCTTTCAGGCGTTCCGGCGGAATGTCCCTAGCAACGTGGAAGAGTGAGCGAAGCTCCGGGTTTTCAAATACTTCCTGGGCGATCTCACGAGTTTCTTCGTTGAGGTAGTAGGGTTCTTTTGTCTGTTGCATATCATTATGATCTTCAACTAAATCAGCCTTTGATATACCAAAATAATTTGCCATTAATTCGATTTTATCAATTCGCGGATAAGAATTTCCCTTAACCCAATCAGTAAAGGTTGTGTATTTAACACCTAATGCCTCACACATTTCCTGACGGGTCTTATCATATTTATCCATATAATATTGAATATTTTTCGCCATTATTTCCTTATTTCCAAGATTACTCATGTTTGCAACCTCCTTATGGTTTGATTATATGATTATTCCGTAAAAAAATCAAGATAAACTTAAAAAATTACGAAAAAACCGTTGACATTACGATTAAACCGTAGTATAGTGAGCGTAGGTCAGAAAGGAGGGAGCAAAAGTGCAGAAAGCAAAATCCCGCTTTACGCTAAAAACTGCCAGGGAAATGAAGCGTTATACCCAGGAAGAGGCAGCAAAACGCATAGGTGTAAGCGTAGATACATTAGGTAACTATGAGCGTGGGAAAAGTTATCCAGATATTCCCGTTCTAAGAAAAATTGAAGAGGTTTACGGTATTCCGTATGAACAGCTTATTTTTTTACCTTTAGATTACGATAAAACCGTAAATTTCATATAAAGAAGGGGGTGAGAAAGGTGGTTGAGATTGCCTTAATCGTAGGTTGCTGGGTTTTAGGTGCAGTTTGTGTGCGAGTAATGAAAAAAATAGAGCCTAACAACAAAATCTATCCGGTATGGGCGCTATTTATATCATTGATGTTTACTTTATTCGCATTTTATCACTGGTTTGGTTGACTCTAGTTCTTGATTGAGCTGGCGGCCAAGTGTCGTAATAAGCGAAGTGTAAAGTATACGCTCACGATCGCTGCATCCACCACCGAAGATTTCTTTATCAACCCGTTCCATAAAAGAAATAAGGAGTTCTTGGGTGTCTGAATTGCAGAAGAGAATTGCATTATCAACGGCAGAATGAAGCGCTTCGTAATCATCAAGGTTTTGTTTTCGAGTTGAGAATTTACCAGCTTTTTTCATCAGTTCGCTAAAAGCGGTTCTTTTATCCGCGTAATAAACTTCAAACTGTCGTTGCATAGCTTCATGATTGAGTTTCATTTTTTTCTCTTCTTCTTCATGCTCAATGTTCAGTTGTCTGAGTTTATAAGCATGTTGGTTATTAATGTGGGAAACAAAAATAGGAGATACGAGAGCAGTAACACTAATAGCTACTGGGATTACCCATGATAGGTCTAATGAATGCGAAAAATTAGTAGGAGCAGCTGTTGAAGCTGTGGTGGTGGCGGCAATGAGTTGAGCGAGAAACATAAAAACCTCCGTAGTATGTGGATTCGATAAAGAAATTGTATCACGGAGAGTTAGGAATGAAAAGAGGTGAAGGAAATGCGCTTTTATGAAACAGATAGTTCGGAACACATTGGCTTTGATTTTTATTGCGACATCGCAAATAACATTGTCAAAGCCAGAAAAAGAAAGGGCATAACGCAGAAGGAACTTGCTAAACTTGCTGGCATTAAGGAACACCGTTTGGTAGGAATTGAGAACGTGAAGATCAGAATTGATCTGGACGATTTAGAGAAGCTTTCAAAGGTTTTTGAAAGAACAGTCGACTGGTTAATTGATGCTGAATTGGATTATGGCGGAAAGGATTGCATGTATTTAGTCTGGCCGGACTCTTTACCAAACTTTAAGCTTTATATGAATGCGCCAAGTAAAAGAATGGCCTTTTTACGATATGACAAGAAGTTTAAAGAATGTGGAGTAGCCTATACCAGTGGTCGAGAGCGGTTTTATGTAAAACTTGTTGGGATTCCGGTTTCAAAGCAGGAAATTCAAAATAAGTTTAAAAAGAGAACTACAGAAGATCTACCATTGGAGCCAGATTGAGGATTTATTGGAGTAGGAGGTGTTTACATGGAAAAAAGATATCTTTCACCAGAAGATGCAGCTCCGTTTCTGGGGCTGTCGGCAGCAGCCGTAAGAAAGTATATGCGTAACGGTAGCATGGATCTGGGAATGGTTTTAAGTCCCCAAAAGACAGGGACTAAGACCTGGCGGTACAAGATCTATCCGGAGAAGTTAAAGCAGATTACCGGATCCAGTGTACCGGGGTATGAATAAAGGTTAGGAAGGAGAGATAAGCAATGGCAAAGATCAAGAACTATGACGGTCGGACCGGCATGGAGCTGTCCTATGTGGCAGTGCAGGCAACCAAACCTAAGAAGAAACCAGTGGACTGGGTAAGGATCACGGAGACATTTATAGCCGGTGGTATTTGGGTAATGGTCTTCATGATGCTTGGGGCTGCGCTTGCGGTCCAGGTGCTGTAATGGCTGTGCGAATAGACCAGTGCGGTACCTGCATCAAGAAGAACTGGTGCATGGAGCGAAGCCGCTTACAGGCATGCAGAGGCTACATAAAAAAGGACCCAGGCAGCGGCAACTGCGATAGGTCCGACAAAAAATAATTGTACACCCTCATTATACGGAGGGAGAAGGAGAAATGCAAGATGGCAATGAAAATTAACAAACTTGAGATTGAAAATGTCAAGCGTGTAAAGGCAGTAAAGATCGAACCGACCGCGAACGGGCTTACAATCATTGGCGGAAACAACAACCAGGGAAAAACATCGGTTCTGGATGCAATCGCCTGGGCTTTAGGTGGGAGCAAATACCGGCCGTCCCAGGCTCAGAGGGAGGGCTCCGTGATCCCGCCAAACCTTCATATAGTCATGAGCAATGGCTTGGTAGTGGAGCGCAAGGGAAAGAACAGTACATTAAAGGTAACAGATCCACAGGGTCAGAAGGCCGGACAGCAGCTTTTAAATGAGTTTGTGGAACAGCTGGCACTGGATCTTCCGAAGTTCATGGAGGCTTCTGATAAGGAAAAGGCAGGTATCCTGTTAAACATCATCGGTGTGGGAGACCAGCTGGCCCAGTTGGAAAAGGAAGAAAAAGAACTTTACAGTGAGCGTACTTATGTGGGACGTACAGCGGACCAGAAAGAAAAGTACGCAAAAGAGCAGCCATATTATCCAGATGTCCCGTCAGTTCCAGTCTCTGCGTCAGAACTGATCCGCAAACAGCAGGAGATCCTGGCACAGAATGGGGAAAACCAGAGAAAGCGTGAAAGGCGTCATCAGCTGGAACAGGAGATGCAACATGTTACAGACCAGATCCAGGAGCTTTTAAGGAAGCAGACAGAGCTGGAAGCAGATCTTAAGATCGCCCGATCAACTAGTGAAAACTTGCAGGATGAGTCTACAGCAGAGCTGGAACAGAACATTGCACAGGTGGAAGAAACCAACCGGAAAGTACGTGCTAACCTGGATAAAGACAAAGCTGAGGAGGATGCCAAGAGATACCGGGAACAGTACAATGCACTGACTGTAAAGATCCAGGAAGTGCGGGATAAAAAGCTGGAGCTGTTAAAGAAAGCGGATCTGCCGCTTCCAGGGCTGACGGTTGAGGACGGGGAACTGGTCTATAACGGTCAGAAATGGGATAACATGTCCGGATCCGAACAGCTTAAGGTTTCTACCGCGATCGTACGCCGGTTAAATCCAAACTGTGGCTTTGTGCTTATGGACAAGCTGGAACAGATGGACCTGCATACCCTTCAGGAATTTGGTAAGTGGCTGGAGACAGAAGGACTCCAGGCGATCGCTACCAGGGTATCTACAGGGGATGAGTGCAGCATTATCATCGAAGACGGGTATGTGGCAGGACAGTCCCATATCGAAGAAAAGAAAGAATGGAAAGCAGGTGTTTTTTAAATGGAGATCATTAGAGGAAAACAGCCGGGAGCAAAGAAGACCGTGATCTATGGTCCGGAAGGGATCGGGAAGTCCACGCTGGCTTCCTGCTTCCCGGACCCACTGTTTATTGATACAGAAGGTTCCACCAGGGATATGGATATCGCACGTACCAAAGAGCCAAGCAGCTGGATGATGCTCATGGAGCAGGTCATGTATGTAAAGAACCATCCGGATATCTGCAAGACCCTGGTCATTGATACGGCGGACTGGGCTGAGATGCTCTGCATTTCCCAGATATGTGATAAGAACCACAAGAGCAGCATTGAGGAGTTTGGATATGGAAAAGGGTATACCTATGTCCAGGAAGAGTTCGGACGCCTTTTAAACCTGCTCACGGAAGTGGTCAAGGCAGGCGTGAACGTGGTCCTTACAGCCCATGCAAAGATGCGCAAGTTTGAACAGCCGGATGAGCTGGGAGCTTATGACCGCTGGGAGATGAAGCTGAGTAAAGGCGTAGCGCCCATGGTAAAAGAGTGGGCAGACATGGTACTGTTTGCGAATTATAAGACCATGGTGGTGAACGTGGACGGCCAGGGAGCCCAGAAGGGGAAAAACAAAGCTCAGGGCGGAAAACGTGTCATGTATACCACCCACCACAGCTGCTGGGACGCAAAGAACCGCTACAGCCTTCCGGATGAAGTGCCTTTTACATATGAGAGCATCCGGCAGATCCTGGAACCGGGAACAGCCCCGGCAGAGGAGAAGCAGGAGGTAAAACAGCCAGACCCTGTACAGGAAACACCACAAGCACCACCTGTCAGACCGGCAGAAACGGTAAAACATCCGGAGACAGCTAGTAGTAACAAGGGCAATGAAAAACCTGCAGAAGAAAAGAAAGGCATTGCGCCTGTGGAGGGCAGCAAAGGGGATGTAAAGCCGGATGGAAGATCGGCACTGGATCCACGTCTCCCCAAGAGACTGCGGGACCTGATGATCGCCAATGATGTGTGCGAATGGGATATACAGAACGTATGTGAAGCCAAGGGATATGTACCGGTGGATACGCCTCTTTACATGTATGAAGAGGTCAATCCGGGCTTTGTGGACGGCGTTCTGGTAGGTGCCTGGGACCAGGTGTATGCGGCGATCAGGGAAATGAAAGAAAAGGATTCTTTAGTATTTAATTAATGAGGAGGATGAAAGAAATGGCAGATTTAGGAAAAGAGATCGGCTGGGATGATGCGATCGAGAACGAGGGGACTGAGTTCGAGCCCCTTCCGGAAGGAACATATGAATTTACAGTGGCATCCATGGAACGCGCCCATTTCGGAGGAAGCGAGAAGATGGCACCCTGCAACATGGCGAACCTGGACCTTCTGATCAAGGATAAGGACGGCAAGGAACACCATGTATTTGACAGCCTGTACCTGAACTCAAAGGCAGAGTGGAGACTGAGCCAGTTCTTCTTATGCATTGGACAGAAGAAGAAAGGGGAAGCACTGCGGCCTAACTGGAATGAAGTGCCATGCTCTACCGGCAAGGTGGAAGTCATGATCAATGAATATGTGGACAAGAACGGCAATAAGCGCAGGAATAACCGTGTCAGCCGTTATCTGGAGTATGAACCAAAGCAGTTTAAGGCGGGTGTGTTCTAAATGGAATTGAGACCGTATCAGGCAGAAGCGAAAGCAGCCGTATTTGAGCAGTGGGATAAGGGTTCATTGAAGACCCTTTTGGTACTGCCCACCGGCTGCGGAAAGACCATCGTGTTTGCAAAAGTCGCAGAAGACTGTGTGCGTCAAGGATACAGGGTACTGATCCTGGCGCACCGGGGCGAGCTCCTGGAACAGGCTGCGGATAAGATCAAGAAGAGCACGAACCTGGGATGTGCGACAGAAAAAGCAGAGCAGACCTGTCTGGGGAGCTGGTTCCGGATCACAGTAGGCTCTGTACAGTCCATGCAGCGTGAAAAGAGACTGTCCCAGTTTTCAGAGGATTATTTCAATGTGATCATCATTGATGAGGCCCATCACTGCATATCAGACGGATACCAGAAGGTGCTGCAGCATTTCCCATCTGCAAAAGTCCTGGGAGTGACTGCAACGCCGGACCGTGGCGACATGCGCAACCTGGGAGAATTTTTTGAGAGCCTGGCTTATGAATATACCCTTCCGAAAGCGATCCGGGAGGGTTATCTATCCCCGATCAAGGCCATGACAATCCCGCTGCAGCTGGATCTGTCCGGGGTATCCATCCAGTCCGGTGATTTTAAAGCCGGTGACATTGCAACAGCCCTGGATCCGTATCTGCACCAGATCGCGGACGAGATGATGAAATACTGCAGGGACCGAAAGACGGTCGTGTTCCTTCCACTGGTAAAGACCAGCCAGAAGTTCAAAGAGATCCTGAATGAAAAGGGATTTAAGGCTGCGGAAGTCAATGGTGAGAGCAAAGACCGTACAGAAGTCCTGAAAGCCTTTGATAAAGGGGAATACAACGTCCTGTGCAATTCCATGCTGCTGACGGAAGGCTGGGACTGTCCGTCCGTTGACTGTGTGATCGTGCTGCGTCCAACAAAGGTGCGCAGCCTTTACAGCCAGATGGTAGGACGCGGGACCAGACTGTGTGAAGGAAAGAGCTATCTATTGCTCTTGGATTTTCTCTGGCATACAGAACGCCATGAGCTCTGTCATCCGGCGGACCTGATCTGTGAGAAGAAGGAAGTGGCCCGGAAGATGACGGAAAACCTGGAAGAAACAGCCGGATGCCCTATGGATCTGGAAGAGGCTGAGAGAAAAGCATCGGAAGATGTGATCGCAGAAAGGGAAGAATCCCTGGCAAAACAGCTCCAGGAGATGCGTACCAGAAAGAAGAAACTGGTGGATCCATTACAGTTTGAGATGAGCATACAGGCGGAAGACCTGTCCGGTTATGTCCCGGCTTTTGGCTGGGAGATGGCACCGCCTTCTGATAAACAGAAACAGGAACTGGAAAAGAGAGGGATCCTTCCGGATGAGATCGACAATGCAGGAAAGGCAAACCTGATCCTGGACCGTCTGCATAAACGGCAGGAGGAAGGCCTTACCACACCGAAGCAGATCCGGTGCCTGGAAAAATATGGTTTCCAGCATGTAGGGACATGGACGTTTGAAGCAGGAAAGAACATGATCGACAGGATCGCTGCGTGCGGCTGGAGAGGAGCCCCAAGAGGTGTGGACCCAAGAAATTATGTACCTGAAAGTTAAGGAGTAAATAGGAAATGGAAAGAAGCCAGTATGACCTGTTGGAGGTCTTAGATCATATAGAGCCGGCTGAACTGGATTACCAGCAGTGGTTGAATGTCGGCATGGCCCTGGACCTGGAAGGATACAGCATGGATGTGTGGGACAACTGGAGCCGGAGAGATCCCGGCAGGTATCATCCTGGGGAATGCCAGAAAAAATGGAAGGGATTTAAGGGAAATGGCTCCCCTGTGACCGGAGGGACGATCGTCCAGTATGCCAGGGAACAGGGTTGGACGCCACCCTATGATCCGGGACATGCCCTGGGCTGGGAAGATACCATTTCCAGTGAGGAAGGCGTGTTCATTGACCGGAACTGGGTGGAGGGAAAAGAAGTACGGGAGCCGGCCCGTTTTGATCCGGCAAAGGAACTGATCCGGTATCTGGAGACCCTGTTTGAAGCAGGGGAGAATGTAGGCTACGTGGTAAAGAGCTGGCAGAAGGATGATAAATGGCTCCCTGCAGATAAAGGATCCTTTGACCGTACTGCAGGGCAGCTGATAGAAGCACTGTCTGCCTGTGGCGGTGATATCGGCAGCGTCCTGGGAGATTATGATCCTCAGGCTGGTGCCTGGATCCGTTTTAACCCGCTGGACGGAAAAGGCGTAAGGAACGACAACGTGACAGATTTCCGTTATGCCCTGGTAGAGTCAGACAGCATGGAGATCGACAAGCAGCATGCACTGATCCGGGAGCTGGAACTTCCTGTGGCATGCCTGGTCCATTCCGGAAAGAAGAGCCTTCATGCCATTGTAAAAGTAGATGCCGCAGACTATGGGGAATACCGTAAGCGCGTGGATTATCTCTATGACATCTGCAGGAAGAATGGCCTGGAGATCGACCAGCAGAACCGGAACCCATCAAGACTGTCCCGTATGCCAGGTGTGATGCGTGGAGAGAATAAGCAGTTCCTGATCGATACCAACATTGGAAAAGAAAGCTGGGCCGAATGGAAGGAATGGATCGAGTCAGTCAATGATGATCTGCCAGATCCGGAAAGCCTGGAAGATGTATGGGACAACCTGCCGGAACTGGCCCCGTGTCTGATCGAAGGAGTGCTGCGTCAGGGGCACAAGATGCTGATCGCAGGGCCCTCTAAGGCGGGTAAATCCTTTTTACAGATAGAAATGTGTATTGCCATTGCAGAAGGCCGTAAATGGCTGTCTTGGCAGTGCTCACAGGGCCGTGTGATGTATGTGAACCTGGAATTGGACCGTGCAAGCTGTCTGCACCGTTTCAGGGATGTTTACCAGGCAATGGGGATCCGTCCGGAACACCTGGATAACATTGATATATGGAATTTAAGGGGCAAGTCCCGGCCTATGGATAAACTGGCCCCTATGCTCATCCGCAGGGCTTCCAAGAAGAATTACATAGCCATTATCATCGATCCGATCTATAAGGTCATTACAGGTGATGAGAACAGCGCGGATCAGATGTCTAACTTCTGTAATCAGTTCGATAAGGTTTGCACGGAACTGGGCGTAGCCGTGATCTACTGTCACCACCATTCTAAAGGCAGCCAGGGCAGCAAGAAGTCCATGGACCGTGCTTCTGGTTCCGGTGTATTTGCCCGTGATCCGGATGCAATGCTGGATATGATCGAGCTGGAACTGTCCGAAGATGCCCTGAAACAGGAAGAGAATAAAGCTGTATGTGAAGCGTGCAAACAGTATCTGGACTCCCATTTTAAATGGGAAGATGACCTGTCCCAGGATGATCTTTGCAGCAGTTACCAGATGCTCAATTACTGCGAAAACAAGCTGGATGTGTGGCAGTGGGCAAACCTTCAGAAGATGGTGGAAGCAGCCAGGATAAGGGCCAGGAGCGTTACAGCGTGGCGTATTGAAGGCACTTTAAGAGAGTTCCCGAAGTTTCCGGCAGTCAATGCTTGGTTCAATTATCCGGTCCATACCATTGATCAGGTAGGGATCTTGAGTGATATTGAGCCAGAGACGGAGAAACCGCTTTGGCAAAAGGCAGCGGAAAAGAGAAAAGAACTGGCTCAAAAAGCGAAGGAAAAGAAGCTCAGTTCCTTTGAAGTAGAGTTTGCCAACATTGAATTTGAGGGCCGTGAGGTGCCTGCCCAGGAGCTTGCAGATAAGCTTGATACATCATCAAGGACCCTGCTTTCATGGTTAGGGGACAGCAATAAAAGGAAGAAAGATCTGGCAGATCATTATGAAAAATATCAGGGGGCTGATGGCAAAATGTACATCAGGAGAAAGGAAAAAAAGGGTGCGCCAGACCAGAAAAACGGCGCAGTTTAGTGCAGTCTGGCGCAGGTGCGCTGAACCAGGAATTTACGGTCCGGCGCACGGTGCGCATAACCTGGGTTTGGTGCAGTCCTGCGCAGTGCGCCAAAAGGGGTGCGCCGGACCTATACTTACGTATAGTGGTGTAGCGCACCCCTCTATGCGGGGGTAGGTAGTCGTGCGGAAGCTGTCGCACGACGACCACCCACCCCACAGACACAGAGGGCACCAAACCTAGATGACCCGGAAAGGAAACAAGATGGAATTTTTTATGGCAATGGTGCCACCGACCGTGACACACCAGGAGAAGCAGGTACATGTGGTAAAAGGCAAGCCTGTTTTTTATGAACCGGCAGATCTGAAAGCTGCCAGGCAGAAACTGATGGGGCATCTGGCCGGACACAGACCGGAGCAGCCATTTGATCAGGGAGTACGTTTGATGGTCAAGTGGTGCTTCCCTAAAGGGAAACATGCAGACGGTGAATACCGGATCACAAAGCCAGATACAGACAATCTCCAGAAGCTTTTAAAAGACTGCATGACAGCTTGCGGATTTTGGAAAGATGATGCCCTGGTAGCTGCAGAGATGGTCGAGAAGTTCTGGGCAGAGATTCCAGGGATCTATGTGAGGATAGAGGAGATATGACACTGGATGATGTGGTGATCCTTTCAGACCAGCAGGTCAAAGGGATTTATTATGACGTATACAATGGATTCTGGAAGCGCTACAGCAAAGCAGTACCATCCTGGCAGTCAGAGGAATGGGATGAGATCGTAAAGCAGGCCCGCTTCCTGATGGAACGATATCATTCCTGTCCGCTGATAGTTCACCAGATACAGGACTTGCTGGATCAGTTGGAAGCCAGAAGTAGGAAAGGGGAAAAATGAATAACAGCAAGAAGATACCCGTCCCAATCTGCTGCATCTGCCAGAAGGTGATCAATGGGGATGCAGAGTGGATCAGGACAAAGAGAGGGACGGTGTTGTACATGCATAAGGAGTGCGTAAGGAAGGAAAAATGGTAATGGATACAATATGTCGTAGGGATATAAAGCTAAGTGATTATAATATTTCAAGAGCAAAATACAACGAGTTAAAGTATTTTTGCATTCAGTACGCTGAAAAGAAGCAGAAGCTCCAGGATGCGTATGGGTTAAAGGCAACAGTAAATGACGGTATGCCTAAGAGCAACCTGTCAGGTGACTCTACGGCCCAGGAAGCAGTCCGAAATGCTATGATGCAGGAAGATATCCAACTCATTGAGGAAACCGCCAGAAAAGCCTCTCCTGAGATTTACAAGTGGATATTGAGAAATGTTACAGAGGGAACACCATACGAATGGATGGACGTTCCAGTGGGACGAAGGCAGTTTTATGAGTACAGGAGGTATTTTTTCTATCTTTTGGCGCAGAAAAGGTAGTTTATAAAAATTTTATAATTATCGTTTTAACGGGAATATAGAAAATTGAATATACAAACAAAAACAATTCAATGATTTTGTTTTATGACATTATATTGCGTTATAGTGTCACCAGTTTTCATAAGCAGACATGTATTTTCATTAAGAAAATAATTTAGATTTAGAATTTATCATACATTATAGAATTGTGTACACAATTTAGTGGGTTTACATTTATGAAAGGTCGTGATATGTTGTGAAAAAACCACCTACTCAGTGGCGGGGGGGTTTTTTAAAAGAACTGCGGGGGATAAT